GGCCTCTCGGCCAGTCCCAGTTCTACGGAACACTCCAATCGAAGGAAATGTGATGACACGCACTAGAACGTCTGGAGGTCAGTCAGTTAAGATAGGACATTATAAGCATTTCGACGGTATAGATAGCCGTGATTATTTCGGCGTCTATTCGCGAGATGTTAAAAGTCTTATCGCATCTGAGGGCCATTATGGCTATCCTGACTTCCCAACCTATGATGTTGGCGGTCCCTTTCGGTTATTGCATAATTATATGCAAGTTACCACTTTAGGGGCAGTCAAACTACATGGGTCTGGAGCTTATGCCGCGCACCATTACGTCGGTGACGTAATTGGTTCGGACTTAGGCTCAACTTATCCAGCCCTTTCGGGTGATGGATCAAGTTACGGTTCTGATGCGTTTCGAAGAATGAAGCCAACGAAGCCTACTTTTAACGGGCTCAACGCCATCTATGAGATGCGCGAAGTACCCGATATGCTTCGTCAGAGGTTTCTCCATAAAGGATTGAATGCCATACCGGACTATTGGTTGGCACTTCAATTCGGCTGGAAACCCTTGCTAAGTGATATTCGAAGCATGGTTCAGTTTCAACAGAACGCTGCTAAGAAACTCGCTTGGCTTCTTCGACACAATGGTAAGCCTGTCAGAACTAGAGTTGTTTTACAAGACAACACTAGCGAATCGACTCCAATCTTGACTGATTGGGATCGGCCTAATCCACTTGGATCGTTTGTCACCAACTTTTTTACTGGTGCCACTCCCCATAGTGAGAAAAGGACAATAACCAGGGATACGGTTTGGGCATCTGCCCAGTACCGTTACTGGCTTCCTGACGGGCCCAAGGATATCGTTTGGCATGCGGCTATGATGGCTAGGCTTTTTGGCCTAAATCCATCACCAGCCGTCATATGGCGAGCGATGCCTTGGACGTGGTTGTCGGACTGGTTTTTCAATGTCGGTAACATATTAGATAATATGGAAACCGGCGTTGCTAACCGTCTCGCTGCGGATTACTTTTATGTTATGAGAGAGTTGACTCAAGAAACGAAGAAAGATTTCTTCGGGACTTGTCTCGACGATCCCAGTAACAAATTAGTTCCGTACCACCTTACATCGACACTAGGGACGAATCTTAAAACTCGTCTTAGTGGCGATCCCTTCGGTTTTAGCACAAACCCAAATGGGTTAAATGCTATGCAGTTGTCTATTCTTGGGGCACTTGGTAAGTCCCGATTGTAACACTGCACAACCCTTGTATGCTGGGTTAGCATACTTGTACAGCGTAAAATGAAGGAGCTTCTAGTGCTTGCAGATCCCCAAAGTGTTACCATCAACGCGGTAGCGACGCCTCTCCCGAAGACCAGTAATGGTCCGACAGTGAACGTCTATACCTCGGCTGATGGTATTACCTCAATGACGACGAAGCAGAATGTTACTGCTTCGCGTTTTCGTCGTGAGGTTCGCCTGGCACAACATAAAGTTGTGGCAGATCCGATCTCAGGCCTGAATAAGGACCTGGGTGTCAGTGTTTATCTCGTCGTTGACGAGCCTAAATCTGGCTTTTCGGACTTGGAGATCGGTTATCTGATCGATGCCTTGAAGGCTTGGCTAACTTCCGCCAATTACAACAAGGTACTCGGAGGTGAATTCTGATGTTGCACAAGTTTTCAAGGATCTTTGTGTCCTTGCTGCTTGAAGCAGTCAACGAATTCATTCTCTCCCTCCACGATCACATCAAGGAGGGGAGCGAAGCTGAAAAGCCTAGCTCGTGAGCAGATAACTTCTAACTGCTGGAGTAAGCCTAGACGGTCCTGTTTCCCCCATAAATATGGAGGTTACAGTGAAAAGACCGACCATGCTCGTCGAGGCCGTGCTGCATCAAGCAGCATTGGACCTAGACTTGTCCGTAGAACGCGATATCGAACGTATTCGATATCGTTGTGAGCACGAAGGGTTATCGTTTCTTACGATAACTCTCCCCACACTTTCCGATGCTCTCGAAAGAGGCTTGGAATGTGGGCGGTTCACATGTCCGTCAAATTTTCGACGGCATGGAAGGCTCCCCCGATTTCTCGGAGGTTTCTTCAACCGTGTGTTCACCTCTGATGGTGAGCTACGCGACACTGCTGCACCTGATACTGTATTTTATATCAGGCAGATCTGCCGCTTCTTTAAGAAGCTTAAGATCGGATGCAGCCCCCTGCGTAATAAGGAGGCGATCCAGCACTTTGTCGACGTAGAAGGCGAGCTTCGCCAGATGACCTCTCAAGTAGAGAGAAAGGATAATTTCCTTGAACAAATATCTAGAGCAATTTGGTCTCAGGTTTTTCCTGAAATTGATTGCCTTGATCTTGTTTGTCATCATGGGCCTGGGGTCACTGCAGATAAGCTGCGTTCAAATGAACGACAGCGAATCCGTAAGTGGAACCAGCGCTCTGAGCTTCTCTTTCCCTCCGACTTGCACTGTTACCCCAACTATTGGGCAGCAGCGCAGCGGTCAGGTTTAGGTAAAGAGATCGGCTGTGAGACTGAACTAGACTATCTGGATATTAAGGACGAACAGTCCGTCCGGATAGTTTTTGTTCCAAAAACACAGACGTCGCCACGAGTCATCGCGATTGAGCCTTCACATATGCAGTATATGCAGCAATCCGTAAAGGATTATGTATATACGATATTGGAGACTCATCCGCTGACGAGGCGTTCTGTCCGTTTTTCTAGACAGGACCCTAATCAGAGACTCGCTTGCAGTGGCAGTATCGATAGACGAACAGCTACGCTGGACCTGAAGGATGCTTCTGATCGAGTGCATTTGCACTTGGTTCAGAGGATCTTCAAGACCTCAGGGCTCCTCGAATTCCTCGAGGATGCTCGTTCGCTACATGCCACTCTCCCAGATGGGAGGAACATTGTCCTGTTCAAGTATGCTTCTATGGGATCAGCACTTTGCTTTCCTGTAGAAGCAATGGTATTTTATACCCTTGTTCAGAGTGCAATGCACCAACTCGATGGGAGGCGTCCGAGTACTTCGTCTATCAAGCACTATAGTGCTATGATAGACATCTATGGGGATGACATTATTGTCCCCGTAGAGTATACGGACTTCGTTGTGAAGTACCTTGAGAGCTATGCTCTTAAGGTTAACGTCAGCAAGTCGTTCAAGGAAGGTTTCTTCCGCGAATCTTGCGGTGCGGATTACTATAAAGGAATACCGGTTAATCCGGTATATGCCCGAACAGTGCCGCATGACGATTCACAACACTGGGGACCAGAAACCGTAATGTCCTGGACTGCTACCGCAGACCTCTTTTATATGAGAGGAATGTGGATAGTAGCACAGACTATACGGGATATGGTCAGTCGAGTGGTGAGACGTACCATACCGAAAACAAGAAAACTTGGATCCGGTATAGCCTTCTTTAGTTACCTTTTCACTACGGATCTCAGATTTAATAGAGATCTTCAGTGTTGGGAACAAAAGAGGCTACATTACCATCCAGTCAAAAGAAAGGATAGTATTGATGGAGACGAACTCGCCTGCCTCAACAAATGGGGCCAATCTTCCGCTCGATCGAGCCGATGCTCGACACGTGGCGATAGTTCAAATTCCCGTTCATACGGTAGATATCAACCGATATCTATCAAAGAGCGAGATGGAACTTCCCACGAACGTCGACTTGGTCAACGTCGAGTACGAAGTTGGTCCGGAGGTACTGACTCATGGTTCCGCGACAGCGGCATATGCAGTCTATCAGTCACATTGCAGAATGAGGGGGGAAGTATTCCTCTCATTCCCGCAGTGGCTGACGCTGATAATGCCGATTGTTCGGAATCAGGTTCAGCTTGGCCAGGATTTGACTTCTCCGCAGACTACTGCCTGACGGAAGAAGTCCAATCAGATCCTCTCGCCTACTTAGAAGGTAGGGTTGAAGGTCTGGACTTCCTGACTAGTGAAAAGCGCGGCTGCTTTAAGTCGAAAAGCCGATGGGTTACTCTAGCTGAGTAACGTCGCCTTCGTGCGACTGGAGGAGTGAAACAAGCTTTTGTTTCCGATCCTTCCTGTTTTGCCAACGC